TGTTCACCGCAGTTTCTCCGGTCGTCTGGAGATCTGCCTGCAGCTGTGTTCCTTCGGTGATTTTTTCTCCCAGGGATGTGCTAAGATCAGAGGCAGTTTTATTAATTTCATCCAGATCTGCTTTGGTTTTGCCTGCAGTGGCATTCGATGTATCCAGATCCGCTTTGGTTTTGCCTGCTGCTGTGTTGGAGGTATCTAGGTTTTTCTTGCTGGTGTCTGCATCGGAGATAGTTTTCTTAAGCTCCGTATCCTTAGTTTCTGCTTGCCCAATGGATGTGTCCAGGGCATCTTTTGCCGTTTTGGTCGCTGTGTTGGCTCTTGTGATTTCCTGATCGGTATATGATGTGATCCTCTGGAGAGCTTCTGTCTCTTTTTCGGCAATGTAGTCTGCAGTCTGGTCTTTTACCGCCTGTGTGGATGTGACTTGCTGGCTCGCTACGGCCCGGATCGCCTGCTGCCTTGTGGTGGCAATTTCTTCCTGTGCCAAGGTGACCGATTCGGACACCTTGGTTTCAAAACCAGTAACCTGTGCATTGATATTCTGTTCGGACTCTGCTGCCGCTCTTCTGGATGCATCTGCAGACTGAGCATAACCTGCTGCGCTGTCGCGGCTCTGTCCAGCTTCTGTTGCCGCCTGGCGTGTATCCGTATGTAACTGCTGTATGTCCGCCTGTGCGTCCTCTGCGGCCTGCTGAGCGAGTTCTGCGGCAAGCCTTGAGGATTCTGCCTGCCGTGCATGATTGACTGTGTCATCGTGCATTGCAATGCTCTCTGGTGTAAGACCTCCCGGAAGAGTGAGCATCTGCCATGTATCTGTGTTACGTCCCGGATCCGGAGCTGTGCCGGTGATGGTAGTTCCTAATTCTGCCAGACACGTATAGGAGCCGCCTTGATAACTTACTGTATCAAGGTATTCGTAGGATGCTCCTGGATCGTACTCTCCTCTGGGATTCAGGGAGACGTTTCCGAGATCTGTTTCTTGATAGTTGTTCTCTGTTTCCATAAGTCCTCCTTACATTTTCAGTCTGTATTTCAGCCGGCTTCCAACACGCCGGAAGCGTACCTTATCTATGGTTGGATCAGAATACATTTTGAGCCTGCCCTTTACAACCTTGAATGCGGCAAAATGGACGTTTCCAGTTTCGCCTTTAAACTCAACTTCTTTCTGGTGGACATAATTATCAATGTCTTTCTTTCCTTCTTCTACTCTGCCAGGAATAGATGCTGCGGCTTTTTGTGCTTCTCCGGCATAGTATTTCGCATTGTCTTCTTTTTGTTCCGGATAATCTCCTCTTCCGTGTGCCCAGGCCTCCGCCTGGTCTCTGGCTTTTTCTGATCGGTCGGCTGCCTGATTGACTGCCTCTATTGTTTCCCGGAAGATCTCTGGCTCTTCGGGTGATCCGGGGACTTCTGGTTTTGGCCGGGTGTTGACCATGATCGCGATCCGGTATTCTGTGTTTCCGGAGGTTGTGTCGGAAAGGAAGATGAACGCATAAATACTGTAGTTCTGGTTTGTTTCTTTTTCCAGCATGGAATCCGGAATTAATACGTCTGTAACTCCGTCTTTCGTGGTTCCGATCCGGGTGATGGATTCTCCGGATTTTTCGGTCGGCGAGAAATGAATTTCTACCGCTTTCGGTAAGTTCAATCCCTGGATCCGGAGGATCTGGCCGTAATCGTACTGCCAGGCCCCGGATACGCGGCAGTAACGATCATCTTCAAAGATTGCTGTTAAGATGTTATTCATCCTGCTCCTCCTCCGCTGGTTCCTGGTTTGTTTCTTCTTGAACAGTGTGTGCGGCTGCGGCTATTTCGGCACAGGTGTCTTTGCGGACATCTGCGAGGACAGAAGATAAGATTCCGTCCAGGATGCTGTAGGGGAGCCCTGTCTGGATCTTTACCCGCATCACTGCTCCTGCGATCTCATTTTTAGCCTCTTCCATCACCAACACCAATGGTCTATCATTCATTTTTTTCTAACCTCCTTGTACAGATTTTGAATCAGTTTCATCATTACCGGCACCAGCATCCTGTAATTCCAGTCTTCTGGCCGTCCTTTTTCATCGTAGACGGCGCATTCTGGAAATAGTTTTCCAACATTTTCGGCATAAAATCCAGGAATACTTTTTCCGCACAGCGGATCGTCTTCCTGCAGATAACCATCTCTGTACTGGAACCACACGACCGGAAGGGAAAGGAGCTTTTCTGCTTCCTCTTGGTCCATGTCTCGGATATGTTTTTTGTACCTTTTTGACGAAGATGCCTGCATACCAACGATATTGTTGGATACTGTTAGGACTCTTCCGGAATTTGAGGTCATTCCGTACAGTCGGAACTCTCCTGTTCCATCCGTAAAGGTTGCGCGATCAGTATAGATGCTTAATCCGTATTTAATCACAGCTGCTTTTCCAGATGCTGAAAGTTTCGCTTCTCCAATTTGTATCTGTCCGTTTTTCAGGAGAGAAATGTTCCCGGAAGCAGATGAAATACTGTTTGCATTTATTTTCCATCCTCCGATAGTTGCTTTAAGAGAGTACAGATCATCGACTTTGATGTATGTTCCTTTTACATAGAGCTGGCCGTTTTCCATGTAGATTCCATCCATAGCCCCATTGTTGGTAAGCATATTAAGGATGTCTTCCGGCGTGTAGCTGTAAATTACCTCTGGTTTGTACACATAGAGTTTAAATCCCTTTTCGATTGTTCCCCATCCACCAATTGTAAAGTTTTCGGAACCTGACGTTGATGGTGTTGTAATCGGCACGGAGAATTTGTATTGCTTCCATTTCCCGGTTACGGTTACATTATGAAGGATACGATTGAAAGAAACACCCGTTTCCGCTGGCAAATCTCCGCTCGCTAAATCTGTTCGGAGCCAGACGCGTATTTCGTACTGCCCGGCTGTACGGACAGGATTGTTATTTGAGTACTTTGCGGAAATAAAGTTGTCTGTGCTTGTGCCGGTAATAAGGACCGCGTTCTTTCCTCCGTCCGGATCTGCCTGGCCTTCCGTGATCGTCCCTGTGATATTCCAGTAAGTCTTGCGATCGCTGGCTGTCAAATCTGTTCCATTTAGGAGATTCCCTGACTTTGAGTTTGCATATACCTTCGCTTCCTCCAACTGTTTTGCGGTAGCATTATTAACATAATCCTGAGATGCCGCTGCCGCTCCTGCAATGGACAGGGATGTGGCGTATATGGATACGTTTCCGTCAGCATCGATTTTGAGGGTTTCAACCTTGTTTTTGTTGGTGACTGTCAGGTTTTTTGCATCAATATATTTTCCAGAAATCGCATTTCCACGGATGTACTCTGCGTCGATGTAATACTTTCCGTCATCTCCCTGGTAGATACCCTGCCAGCCTCCAGAGAGCTTATCCAGCATGATTGCGCCGGTCAGGGATGAGATATCATCTAAGATCTGTACTGTCTGCTGGTCTATTACGGTATCTGTGCCTGCAGCACACAGCGCAAACTTAAGCCAATAGATTGTGTTTGCCAGCTTTGATGCATCATAGGTGATAGATGATGCGGTGTCCGACTTGGACACCTGTGTCCACTTGCTTCCATCCGGGCTGGTATATATGCACAGTCTTCCGGAATACGCTGTCCTGGATGCGGTCTTTCCGACCTGATACCAGGCTTTCGCCGTGATGCTGGATGGCTTCAATATTCCATCCTCTCCACGTTTAATGGTATTGCTGCTTACTTCTATGGTCCAGGTGCCGCCATCGTCGCCCTTGTAGGACACGCTATAAGACGTTGTAGTAGTTCCATCAGAATAATTTACCATCGTCCTCGTCCAGAGGTACTGACCGCTATTCAGCGATGGTACAGAGGTATTCCAGGTACCTGTCGGGATCGTTGTTCCGCTACTGCTTGCCTGATAAGTAACCTGCTGGGAATCTATTGTGATAGAAGTTCCTTTTTTGCCGTCTGCGCTTTTATATGACACAGTATAAGTTACTGTCTTTTTGCCGTCTGAGTAGGTTACGGATGTTCTTGTCCACAAATATTTTCCGTCTGGTACGGTCGGAATATCAACTGACCAGGAACCTGTCGGTTTGACGGTTCCAGAATTTCCTACCTGGTACTCCACAGCAGTTACGTCGACCTCCACCCCGGTTCCTGCCGGTCCGGTTGCTCCTGCCTTGAGTTTTGCGATTGTGAAGCGCCGGGATCCTTTGAGCTTGGAGTAGGTTATGGAGATGTCTACATAACCGCTGTCTGTGCTCAATGCTGTGACTGTATAAGTCTTCGTGGATAAATTCCAGGAACCGGTTATTCCGGATGATTTCGTAACTGTGTAGGTTGCCTTATCAGTTACGTCTACGGAGCCCATAAATACGCTTACGGTTGTAGCAACTTCCGGAAAGTTCTTGCAATTCCCATCCGCATCTGTGGAAATGGTCTGGTTTTCATTGCTCAGGACTACGTTTAAGGTTTTGAGGCCTTCGATTGCTTCAAGAGCCTCATTCGCTTTGGTATCGTCCGTGTATTTACTGGATTTCTCCCAATCGTCTGATTGATAAGCAGTGCCTTTCTCTCTTCCCTTCTTGCAGACCATAATGTCGCCTGCTGGTCCTTGCATCCATACGTCACCGGGATCGTAGGGCGGCTGCGGAGTTGCGGTAAATACTCTTCTCTTGCCATCTGCAGTCTCCTGGGCTTTCGATGCCTTATTGAGTGCTTCTACAACATCTGCATCCTGGATCTGTACCCACTCATACTCGCCCGTCTCATCATTCTTGAGGAACCTATATGCATGACCGGTGGATTTATCGAAAAACCTGTCTCCTTCATGAACTTTCTTTTCTTCATCAGTTTTCCATTCCGAAGCCGGCAAGTTGTCCAGTGTCGGCTCGTAAGCGAAATAATGTTCTTCTACCTTCCCGTCGATCTGGTTCTGTAGCTTTTCGAGGTCTTTTTTGTATACCTTGTTGACAAAATCCTCTACTGCTGCATTCGCAATATCTCCTACGCTTTTTCCAGAAATGGAGAACATAGTCGGTGACACTCTTACTTCTCCGGTATCTGCATTGATGTACAAGGTTTCTTTCCCGTCTGTATCCAGTACTCTCAACGCACCTGTATTGATCCACTCTGCGTTAATTCCCTGGACTGCCAGGAGTTTTGCAATCATCTCGCCGTCTACCAGTGCGCCAGAGTTCCAGGTCTTTCCGCCATCGCTGGACATTGCCCAACCTGCAGCACTGAGTTTGATCACTGCTTTTGCATCCTTCAGTTCCGGGGCATCGCAGAAATATAGGATACTGCTACCGTCTTCCTGCTCTACCGTAATGGGGTAAAGTCCTTTGGAGTTCTCCATTTGTTTTGCAAGATCTTCCAGTGCCTTTTCGAATTCTGTTTTCTGGTTAAGTAGATTCTTCCTAAGATCTCTGTATGCTTTGGTTGCGTCACTGCATCTCGTAATTGACAATCTTGTTGGCGTCTCCGCTCCGCAGATCAGCTCCTGCTGTGCATATGCGGTATAAGTTACTGCCGTGAAGATCGTCCGGTGTGTTCGGCCTTTTGAATCTGTAACTAATCCAATGTCTCCTGGTTCGATAGATGGATCCGACTGGCATTTTAGCGTCAGCGGTCGAAACTGCAATCCATTTACTTTTTTCCCGACAAATTCTGAAACAGTAGCTCCATTTCCATTCTGGATCAGGTCGTTATCGGAAATTCCCAATACATAGCCATCTGGCCCATACTGGTATTCGGTTTCTGTTCCATCTCCACTCTCTTCGACTTTAATTCCTGTGATCACCACATCATTTGTTGACAGGCTGCTTCCGGTTCCGAAATCTGTTATTTTCACAACATCTTTTGAATTCTCCATGTCGTCGGATTCCAGAAGATCTGTGTTATACCATCTCAAAGATAGTTGTTCGGAATCGTTAAACGTCAAGAATGTACATGAGATCTGTCCGACCCACTGCAGTACTTTACGGAAATTAATACTTGAGTCTTCCGGTCTCTCATCTACGACGTATCCGTTGTTTGGGAACGATGCAGAATCTGGTGCAAGTGTCACGTTGCAACAAGTGCATGCGTCCTGCACAATGGATAATAGTGTTGTTGGGTACTGCAGCTTGCTCAGGCTATACGGGCGATCGAAATTGATCATCTTGTCATAGGCATTGATTGTTATCACATTTCCTGTGTCAATGCCGGTTTCTGAATAATAAGCTCCTTTATCCAACCACTCTGTTTTCCCGGATATTTCAAGGCCTGCCTTTGCAACAATTTTTGCATTATCGAAATTTTTATCCGTAAACTTCCCGTCCATATTGTCCAGTTTGATCGTCAATTGCTTTGCGAACGCTCCGCCAATGTCAAAACTGCTCTGGTTGGAAGTGTTGTCCTTAATCTGGAAACTTCGAAGTTCTGTATCCTCTGCAGTCGCTGTAGATCCATCAGGAAAGGTGATATTAACCTTGTGATGCAATATTCTGTTTTTCTTAATCGCTTCTTTATATGCGTCTGTTGTCTTAATCATTTCTTTACCTCTGGATCACGTCGACCGTTGCGGTCTTATAGTAATAATTTCCATCTCCGATATCGCCCAGGTGTTCTTTGCTCAGGGTTCCTCTGTAGGATTCTATCGTAAGATCCACGCCATCGTCACGGAAGGAAAAAGGGAAAAATCCATTTATCATAACACTTTTGATTGTTTTTATATCATCTTCCGTTATGTACTCCCATCTGATAGATACCGTCTTTTTTTCAGCTATGACATCTCCCATCATCGTCGCCGATAAAGTTCTTCCTGTATCAGAACTCCAGATCAGTTCATCATTCACCGTCAGGGAGGTGGGTGCAGGAAGAACAACGCTTCCTGACCACAGTATTTTCTTTTTCGATAGTTCTGCCATTACCTTACCTCCACCGTGTTGTTTCTGATGTCCATAACCGTCATGGCTTCTCTCTGTGCGTTAGCAATCTGGGTGGAATCCAGGTAAAATCCCATACTCGCGAGGGCGGATACGATTCTCATAACTGCCCTGTTGATGATACTTTCCAACTCATCTCTGGATACTCCTCTGTTTCCTGCCGCCATAGCCGCCTCGATTGCCATCTTCTTAAGTTTATCTTCCGGAGCCACAACTTCGCCCTGATGCAGGTTGTCGCCGATCATAGCAAGCTGTGGTGTGTTTGGTTTTACGTAGCCGCCATCTGCCAGATGTGGGATCTCTGGAACTCTTGGCAATGACATACCATAGTGTCCGTAATGTCTTGTTCCTGTGATTGGATTCGTAAAATCATAATTGAAGGAAAATGCGCTCTCAATTGCAGATAATCCGGAATTGATTTTCTCCATCAGACTGTTGATGATGTCGATCACCATATTCAGCGGAGTTTTGGCCAGGGTAACGAGGTTGTCAAAGATTCCTCCAAAAATATCCTTGATTCCGTTCCAGGCCTGTTCCCAGTTTCCAGAAAACGTGCCCGCGATGAAATCAACAATGCCATTAAAAATCTTCTTGGCATTGTTCCACATCTGTCTGACTCCGCTCAGGAAAGTATTCATTATTTTTCCAAGTGTTCCGAAGCTCTGTGACCAGTCTGTTGTAAAGATATTCTTGATAAAATCAATGAATGGCTGGAATACTGTTGTTTTTAAATATTCAAAAATGCCTGCCGCGATCGTCTTGAATCCCTGGAATATTTCTTCGATTCCCTGCCAGCACTTCCCAAAGTCACCTTTAAAGGCTCCTGTGCAGAAATCAAGAAATCCTCCCAAAATCTCCATGATGCCTGTGAATACGTCACTGGCAACCTGTAGTATACTCAGTATCTGATCTCCTATAGATGCAATGATCGGTGCCAAAATAGGGACGATCGTATTGATTATCCATTCAGCGAATGGCTTCAGAAGTGTTTCCCAGAGTGCCTGCAGGTTCTCGAATACTTTTCCTACCAGCTCCAGGAATCCGTTTATAGCTGGCTGAACGTGTTCTGACCATACTGTGCCAAACCGCTCTGCCAGCTGGTCCAGAACTGGAGAAATGTATGTATTGTACGCATCCAGGAAAACGCCCAGGATATCCGAGATTCCCTGAGTGATCGAATCTATGAACGGCTTTACATACTGATCGTAAACCTGATTGATTTTGTCGAATGTGTCTGTAACTGACTGTGCCAATGCATCGAAGACTATTCTCCATCGCGACTGCACGTTCTCAAGGGTTGTGGATATTTTATCCACGTTCTGAATAATCGGAACTGTAAAAAGAGAAATGAAATCTCTTTTAAATTTCAGTGCCAGATCAGCTATCCCGAGAAATGCGTCTGCGAATGCCTGGATGAAATCTCCGGTTATCGCTTTTGCATCGTCTCCGGAAAAGACATCGAAAATATCTGCGACCGCTACAGCAAAGTCACCTGAAAGTTTTACAATATCTGTTGTCACATCAAATAGTGAAACGATTCTCTTTTTGATGTAGTTCTTGCTCTTGGAAAGGTATTTGTCGACGCCTCCTATAAGGTTATCTGCAAGAGTAAGCCCGATTCTTGCTGTGGATCCCGTGATTTTTCCAAGTGATAAGGAGATGTTGTCCGCGCATCTGTTAGCTGCATTCACAACCGCCTTGTCTGTAAAAATTTCTTTTAGATTCTTGCCTATATTCTTTGCGGATCTATTGATGGAATCTATTTTTTTCTGGGAATTTCCAAAGCCAATCTCGAAGCCTTTCTTAAACAGCTTTGCAAGTTCTTTGCAGTGTACCAGCAATGCCGACATCTTCTTGTCCGTTTTGCTGATCACATCGTCGCCTTTTGCGAGGTTTCCGAAATCAACGCTCGAACCAAGTGCTCCCGCGGATCCTGAGGAAGGAGTCACGGAGTCTGTTCCTGTAGATGTGGACTCCTGCGAATCTACCTTATTGATTTTGTCAAAGCCCATAAGAGCTTTCATTTGTTTTGCTGTTTTCTGTGCAGCCTGTCCGGCCTTACTTGTATTGTTGGCCAGGTTCGAAGCGGAATCAGCCGCTCCCTCCAATCCTTCATTTGCAGTGCCTGCTGCCTCTGCAGTTGCGGCTATTCCACTGTCTGTCCCACTGGATTTTTTCCCGGTTATCAGTTCTGTGAATGACTTGAAAGCATTCGCCAGTGTCGTCAGCTTTCCGAGCACGATATTAATGGTCTTGATGACCGGTGCGAACAGATTAATCAGTCCTTGACCAATCGTTGCCATGAATGACTGCATCTGCAGCTTCAAGATCTTTACCTGATTCGCCCAGGAATCCGAGGTTCTGGCAAAATCGCCCTGTGCTGCAGATAACTGGTCCTGAACGAACCGGTACCGTAGAGCTACCTTTTCTGCTTCAGTCATCGCCGAGGTTGTCTTGCCGAATCCGTTCGCAAGCGCGTAAGAATCAAGAGCTGTCTGCGTCATTACGACGCCGAGATCTTTTAAGGATTCCGTCTCGCCTGTGAACACAGACTTGATTTTTGTGTACGCCTCATCCTGGCTTAAGTTGTAGAAAGACGCTACATCGCCTGCCAACCCCGTCAGGGTGGAGCCCATGTCGTAAGCCTGTTGTTCCGTGAACCCGAATGCTTTTGCCATGGCACCGAATGTACCGGTGTACTGTTTCGCCATGGTCTCTGACAGACCAAAGCTTTGTGCTGCGCTCTTCGCAAACTTATCGACCTGTGCGGTCATGCTCGGAAAAGTTACGTCTACAACGTTCTGGACCTCTGCAAGATCAGAACCAAGCTCCAGACACTGTTTTCCGAAATCAACAATCTTTTTTACGCCGAAAGCCGCTCCCAGAGCCATTCCGGCTTTTTTCGCCATGCCGGCAATCCCTTCCAGCTGCGGCTGGATCTGATTCTGTAGAGTATTTGCCGCTCTTCTGGCTGTATTTCCGATCCCGCTCATCTGAGCCTGGAATCTGTTTTCATTTACGACCAGATCGAGCCCGATCTGCCCAACACTTGTAGCTGCCATCTATACCACCTGCCTCTTTTCGAGGACATCGGCACAGTGGCACTACTTGTCCTGGTTAATCTTTATTTCAAATTCTCTCTTGCAGTGCCTTGCCTGGCACTTAAAAAAGACACCCCGGCATATTGCATCCGGGGTGTACTGTACTTTTTGCTCGTGACCGCAATACGGGCATCGCACTTTTATTTTTTCAATTTCTAATCACCTCCAAAGCCCGCCATGGACAGGAATCCTGCTTTGATTGCATTCATCTGTGCGTCCATTGCTTCTTTTGATGTATGAGTCTCAATAAATTTTGCATGTCTCGATTTCCATTCGTTCCGGATCCGATGGTATTCCGGGGGAAAATTCTCCAGGACTTCCTTCCTGTCCTCTGCGCGAATGGAAACAATTCTTCCAAGAGCTGTGTCAGGTCCGATCCCTATGAGAAGGTCTCTGAACTCTTCCCATTTCATTCCTGCCGGCAGCTCTCTTGATAACCGGATCCCGTACTGTGCCTGGAAAGAGGATACAATCAATTCAAAATCCTCTAATATGTCATAGTACGGGTCACTGCTCTCCCTCGAATTCCCCCATAACAAGGTTTATTGTCTCCTGGACGATTGTCGCCAGAGATCTTGCAGACAGTTTCTCTCCATTGCGTTTCAAGTTGCAGATTGCTTCCATGTCGCCCGGCTTAAAAAGCAGCTTCATTGCTTTTCCTATTGCTTCAAGCTCTCCATTCTCCGCAAATATTCCCAACAGGCGAAGCATGGTTTCTGCATCTGCATTAACTTCTACTTCAAGAGTCCCAATCTCCAGAATCGGATTTGCCTCGAATTCCAGTTTGTCTGTGATGTTTACAGTTTTTGCCATTTATTTTCTCCTTTTCTCCACGCAAAAAAGACTATGGTTATAATACTGGTGTTACGGTTGGTTTGCCGTTGCTGATCACGTCGAATTCAAGTGCGCCTACATTTGTAGAATCTCCACCACCGCAGTTTTTGACGTCAAATACTGCGTTATCCCACGAAATGCTGGTGCCGTCCGGCATGATCCACTCAAAGCTTGCCTCTGCATCATGGCCGTTTTTAAACGCTTTCCCTGCAACAAAATCATTGCCGGTATCTCCGATATTTCTTTTTCCACTCAGCGTAATAGTTACAGCTTTTGCAGTCATTAATGCCCTCTGCCAGCCTTCTGTATCCATCGGAGTCCATGTCTCTACTCCGTTTGAGAATGATACAGAAAATGTATCCAAATCTGCCACTACTGTTGCGGATTCTTTTGTGGCACCAACCTTAAATTTGTTTTCGGACACCGGAAATACATTCGTAGCCTTCCCGGTTCCGAACTTCTGGAGTTCCATCTTCATACTGTTTTACCTTCTTTCTTTCTCAAAAATAACAACTCCCTCTATAACCATTTCATAGACGCCAGCTTCATCCGTGCCGACGTCCTGAATGTCGTAGAGCGGTTGGAAGAATTTCATTTTTTCATTGTTTACCTTTTCGTCTCGTGCCGTTCTGAGCCTCTGGAACAGGGCTGTGGCGGCTTTTTCCGTATCTCTTGGAGATTTGTTCCAATGTACAAGGATAGTCACGTATTTCTCTCCGTAGCCCTCCGTGGATGGTCCTCCAAGTGTTGTGCGGTATGTGTGCTGGTGTTTGCTGTTGTACACACCGATAGATTTGTCTTCTTTGTCCGGAAGTTTTCCCATGTACACATGGTCCGCAATGCCAAGAGAGTTAATATAATCTCTTACATCTTCTAACATCATACATCTGTCAGCCTCCTGTAGATTTCTTTGAACGTGTCAGTTGCAAAATCTGCCTCTTTGCCGCCCGGGAGCCAGTCTGCGTACCATCTTCCGCGGGCATTTGGGTTCTCTCCCGTGTCAAAATGATACTCCGGATGAAAATACAGTCGGCGGGCGTACGGCGTACTGGAAACAATGGAGGCTTTCCCGCTTTTGCTCTGTGATCTGTCTACGAAAGTACTTTCATTCTGCAGATTGCCGCTATCTCGTGGAAATACCTGTGCCTGTACGATTTCTGTATGTACTGCTTCTGCTGTTTCCTCCAGCGCAGTTATCTGTGCATCCATGAGTTGACGGATCTTTGGAAGGTTTAATCGGACTACGGAATTTACACTGATCAAATTACTCATACCAACTGCACCTCCGTATAGTTCACGGAGCCATCCGGGTTCCTTGCCTTGATTCCCTGCTCGATTCGCCTTTTTGTCCCGAAGACCGTCGCGGATCCACCGGATATAACCGGAAGGTCCGGACAGATATCCCCAGGAAATAAAGCTGTGCCGGTAATCTGCACCAGCTTCTTTTCTGCTGTCAGGACCGTTCTTGCTTTGTCCTGATAGTTGCATTTGCCGGAATACTCAACAGCCTTGAGTGGCTCCCCGTATTCGTTCAGACCTTCCCGTTCAAAAGAACAGGCAATATCTGTCTTGCAGAAATTCTTTTTCACCAAACATGGATATCTCATAGCCTCACCTCGCCAACCTGCAGCACAGTCCTGTCTGACACAGCATCGTATAGACATCCCTTTTCATGGCAATGCCTTTGTCCGTGAAGACATTCCAACTGCTGCCGAAGCTCATCGACACACCGTTGATGCTGTACGAAGACAGGACATTATTAATCTCGTCTGCATTTTCGTATTCAAAATCTGTCTGCATACATACAACCTCTCTGATAACTTCCTGCTGAAATTCTGTTAAGTTGGAAAATCCCCGGCCTACGATACGGTTGTAGGTCAGGGAATCAATGTGTCTGGATGCCACCTTAAGAGCTTTGGGGAGTTCTTCTTCAGGAACAATACTGCCTTCATATCGGTCCAAATAATACTCTGGTGCTGCATATGCTTTGTAGGGCATATAAAATCACTTCCTTGTATGCTTTGTCTTCGGTGCTACAACCTGCTCCACGGTTTCTGCTTCCACCTGTTCTCCCAGGCATGCTACATCTACTGTCACTGCATCTGTTTCTTCTGCTATGTATCCATGATCTTTAAACCATTCAATCAGGTGTGGATCATCAGTCTCTCCAGCACCATCGCAAAACGGAACAGATGCAGACACGCCTGTATAATCCTTTACTGGACTAAAAATTTTCATGTCACTCGCTCCTTATTTTACCTTGATATTTCTAAATACGCCGGCTGCCTTTGATGCCTTAAGAGCAATGGCTGCGTTCATTTCGACTTCACCTTTTTTCACGGCTCCAGCAGTAGAGAAATCAGGGAGCCATGTCTGTACCGGTGCAACCCCTGCAAAAGAAACCGCATGGAGTCCGTCCATGGCAAGTCGAGCTACATAAAGAGACGTTGTTCCGTCATTTCCTTTAATCGGTACTACCTCATCATTGGTTCCCGGTTTTGTCTTCAGATCAACAAACGGGATACCGCCATAGCTCTCTACCTGATTACCCCAGTTGTCTTTCGTAACCTGGTACATGCTTGCACGCCTTGCACATGCTCTGAGTTTTGAAATCAATTTGTTATTTCCAGCAATAAATGTCGGAGTTCCATCAAGTCCGCCCAGAAATTCATCCAGCATGTCAAGAAAGTACTGATAGTTCTTTGTGACAAGTTCAGATGTGGACAGGTCAATGCTTCCTTCGGTATTGTACTCTGTAGAGCTTCCGGTCAGAGCCTTATCCAGACCGTCAAATGCTTTAGTGTCCTGTGCCGTATCTCCATTAATGAACGTATCATTGAACAGTGCCTGTGCTGCCTTGATCTTCTGTGCCTGCTGCAATTCAACTTCACTCACAATACCGCCCATGTTCGCGATCACACGGTCAATCTCATAAGCTCCACCAAATACTTTGATCTCCACGGTATGGCGTTCTTTTGTTACCTCTGACGGTGTGTACTCTTTATTAATCTCACGGAACTGTGCAGTCGGCTGAGTTTTCAGACGTGTATAACTGTAAGATGGGGTTGCTCCACCGCCTGTTGGAGATACCGCATCATCGAATGGAATGTGTTCCAGAATGAAATTTGATTTCTGGAATTCATCAATAACTCCCATCTGGAGATCATCCTGTACATTTTTCTTTGCTTCTTCAAGTGTGATTGCCATAATTATTCACCTTTCCCTTCTGCTCCCATGTTTAATCTGGCTGCAATTGCTTCTTTCATGCTTAAAGGTTCTTCTTTTCCAGAACCTTCATCTTTGTGATTTCCCAGTGGAAAGAATCCTCTTCTCTCTGTTTTTTTCTGTTCCTGTTTAAAAAGGAACGGTTTGCTTTCTTTCAGTGTCTTTACCTGTTCATCCAGACCGGTAACTTTCCCATCCTCTCCAAGGATCAGTTTTTTACGGTCAACAAGTCCCGCTACCAGATCACTATCCTGTGCAGATGAAGCAATTGCCATTTTGATCGCATTGGTCAGTTTCAGATTCTTCAGTTCTTCCTGGTGTTCTGTTTCTTTCTGCTGGTTCTGTGTCTGCAGATCTGCAATCTGCTGTTTTAGAGCTTCGTTATCTCCTGCGGATGCTTTCAATGTCTCCAACTGGGTCTTGTAGTCATTTGCCGATGTTTCCAGCTGTTTACGTTCCTGTTCTGTCGTATCGTAGGTTTCTTTTGATACATAGCCTTCCAGTTCTTTTGCAGAAGCATCTGCCGCTTTCTTTGCCAGGCCTTTCTCAATTCCAAGAGATTCAAACTGCTCCTGTGTCATTTTCTGCTCCTTTCTGATAGTTTCATGTCATTCCGGACATAAAAATAAGACGCTTAGTTCTGCGTCTTGGTAAGAGATACAGAATTATCATCTTCTGTATCGATTCTTTCTGCCGCCTTCATGTGTACCAGAAACTCTGCACGTTTCTCTGATACTTCCAGGATTTCTCCTGGTGTCCTCAGTTTCAAATCATTCTCCGCATCCTTGAATGCATGCTTTACTTTAATTTTCATCCCGTCTCACCTCCCCTCCATTGTATCGCAAAATAAAAGGGCGTAAAAATACCACCGGCCATTTTCGACTGGTGGTATTAAATACGTCCTTCTTTTTTTAATTTCTTAATTTCCTCTTCTGTAAGCTTTCTCGGTTTGCCCGGCATTGATGCCCTATCCTGAAAGTCCTTATAGGCTTTCTTTTCCTTTGCTTTCATCTTCATACGATCACCTGCAATTCTATTTCCGGCTGTATTTATAATTTCTTTTCTATTTCATCTGCTAAAATAGTGATCACTTTTTCATCAAAGCCTTTTTTATCAACTTCAAATACACAAGCCTTTCCATCTCCAAGGAGTTCCACAGCCCTTCCAGTTCGACCGTCTTTAAGTCTGTATTTTTCGTATAATTCAATCAACATCCTCGCCTCCTAATCAACATGAACAGTCGTAAGCCTCATCTCTCCCTTGCTTCGGTCGTCAATCCATGCCGTTAATACTTTTGCAGTTTTTCCATTTGGTCCGGTAATATCCATAATTACCTCATAGGTCATCCCATAGCCTCTGTCACCTTTTTCTATTGCCTGATGCAGTGGTAGATTGCTGCGAATCTGCTCAATCAGATGATCCGCATTTTGGGTTGTATATCCCAGTGCCATCTCAAAAGCTTTAGCTTTATTTGGATCTTTAGCTGGATTTAAAGCATACTCTGTAAATTTTGCTCTGGGAATTACACTATTCTCGTATTTCGGTAACTTCATTATACCAGAAGCAGTGGATTTTGCAATGGATTTTACCCCAGCTTTCTTCTTTGCATTGGCAATTACCTTTTCAATCTGTTCTGGGATTTTTTCACCCTTTTCCATCGCAAGAAATCCTTCAGCAAAGGTCTCATATGGATTTTTCGCCGCATAACGACTGATGCTGGATGCCACAATTTTCCCTTTTGCAGAATAATGTTTGTTTATGTCATATACCCAGTCATTTCTTAAGCTTCCTCCTAACTCTTTCATTCCGTAAACTGATTTCTTTTGAATATAATCTACATCTGCATGCCGATGAATAAAATGTCCATACTCATGAACAAAGCAATCTGTCACATTCTCTCTGACCGCCATTCTCGTCTCATTCAGCTGTATTTCAGCTTCAGCCTTCTGTATTCTGGCATTTTCCTTCTCGTAGCCTTTCACAGTTTTATCTGCTAAAATCCTTTCAGCTTCATTGCGAGTTTGCTTAGCTTTATTCTTGATGCCGTAGTGCTCATTATATTCGTTCAATGACCGTTCCGATTTTCTTGCCTTTTCCAGATATTTCTCCGGGTCATTAAAGTTGTTGGAAATATAAATCGTATCATCGATCCAATTGTATGTAGCTGTCGCATCTTCAACTTTTGCAGGGCTATATATCACTGCTTTCGGCATGATGCCATATTTTTGATGTAAATTCCTGATGGTACTTTCCAGTTCATCCACTGTCTCCGGTTTCATTTTTCTTGAAAATTTAACTGTTTCAAGAATCCCATCCTCAATCAGCTGTTTTTCAACTTCATTTTTGTAGGTCTCCTGTTTGCTTAAAATTTGGTCTTTTAAGTCAGAAAGTGAACTCTCAACTATTTTCTTTTGTTCCTGAGCCTGCTTTAGCTGCTCCATTTCTTCCGGGGTCCCCGTCATATCAAAATATACTTTCTGTGTAAGTGCTTTCTCAGTTTCTTTTGCACTTTCCAATTGTTTTTCCAAAATATCTTGTCGCATATGCATATCTGTAATTTCAGATCTTGCGGTGCTTCGGCGGTCTTGTGTGGATGTCGGAATCTCAATAGTCTCTTTCTGCCTGTTCCACTCTTTTTGCTTTGCCTTATACTTCTGCTGATTCTCCGGATCCAGAGAGAAATCTGTCATTCTCTCGAATTTCTTCTCCTGTCTTGCAGCATATTGTTGTTTTGCTTCCTGCTGTGCCTGAGCTTCCAGATTGGAGAGTTCCTGCTTGTTGTACTTTGGATCTGCTTTGGTTATGCCAGAAAAGTATGTAGTATGGGAGTCTTTGCATCTGGGATGATATAGGCCTGCTGCTATGGCTGATGACATCAGTGGATATCTGCCATCCGACTTACTGCCGCCGCTCCACACATCGTCAATCATAATTTTACCGACAAACGGAAGGCACTTTGGGCAGGGGCAACCACGTTTATTCATGATAACCAGGTGCAAACCCCATTCTTGCCTCATCTGGCCCTCTCCCTGTAAGTAGGCTCTTTTACTGGCAGTCCGGATCGCCATATCTGCATAGTCTGCAATCGTGTGTCTGGATCCATTGGAGTACTTGATACAATTTAAGCCGGCGCGAAGAAAATCTTTTGTTGCCATATCAACAGCCTTTTCGTAGGTTCCCGCGCCCGTGTTGGCGTATACCTGGGCATTGTAGATAATTTTCCGGTACTGATCATTTGCCATCCTTAAGACTGCAGTTTCTGCTTTCTGCATGTCCTGGATGGTCGCCTGGATCAAAGCCTCCAGTTTACGGTCATTGACCTTGAAAAATTCTGCCGTGCCGCCTTTTGTGATCCGCTTTGCAGGAAATCCTTTTGCGATTGCTTCCAGGATCTTTTTCTCCTGCTCCATGCCGCCCTCGGTTTTGGCCAGCCCTATTAGAATTTTGATGGTCTGGTTAATATCTTTGAATTTCTTGCCGTATTTCTTCTTGTTGTCATGCTTGTACTTTTCCAGAGACTGCAGCATTTCTGTCTGCCACATGGACCAGCGTTTTTTCTCGTCGAGCTCTTCTTGTTTGTGATCCTCGAAGTTCCGGATCATGGATGCGATCAGCTCATTCTCGATAGCTTCGAAGGCAGCTCCGATGTCGTACTCGTCATTTATCTTTGCCATTCGACCACACCTTAAAGCCCTGCTGCCGGAACTGCCGTGTTATCTCTTTCAGCTTCGTTGTACTTTCACAGGTATCTCTCCGAAGCTCTGCATAATCAGCTTTCTCGATAGCGTACACGCCAAGAGGTACCTGCTCTTTCGCAATTTCAAGAAGTCCCTGATATTCCTTTCGGCTCATCCGATACAGCCTTTTTCCCACTACCACTCTCATCACCTTCACCACCTTCCAATTCTGTTTTAAATTCTCCTGTTTCCAGGTTCACTGCTGGTTCTTCCATGGTCTGTATTCCCTGCTCCAACTTTAGCTTTTCAATCTCTGCCTCTTTCTCCTCATCTGTCCAAGTATCTCCATACAGCTGATCTACAGATGTCTCAATACTCATGATTCCATATTGTTTGGCTTTTCCCACGGTTTCTACGGTAGTTCCAAAATCCGGAGAAGCATATTCTCCAAATTTTACGGTCGGCTTATATTTCCCTGGAGTCTTTCCATACATCAAGTCATAAGTCTGCATAATCGCGCTGAATAATTCCGGAAGAGTCTCGTTCAATGCATCTACTATCTTGTTTCGCACATGAAGCGTAACTTTTTCTTTTTCTCTCTGTGAATCTGCATTATCCGTCTTCTTCAGATCGATGCCCAGAGTGGAAGGGGATATAATTCCTTGCAATACCATATCGAGGAAATTAGTATAACTGTTCACATATGCTTCGTAAGAGATCTGCGGCTGGGAGATCTCGACCTGATTATTTCCTTTTTCTGCCATATCACCACTTAATGCAATAAAATCATTGTCAAACGGGTTTGCCGGCATCAGCTCTCCTGTCTCCGGATCTCTCGGAATAAGATTGTCTGGGATATAACGTTTGATTCTACCCATCCGGATAGCATCCATCCACTGACTTATTACCTCATCCAATCCATCTAAGACATCTGTTTTCTCTTCAAATAATGCCTTTCCACGATTTTTATATTTCGTAGAATTTAATATTTTAAGCGGAACCGCCAGCATAATATCGCTTTCGATTCCTATATCGTAAAGATGAGCTGTTTCTGGGAGTAGATTCAAAGGAACCTCTTTCCCATAATCATCGTATAATTTGTATTTGATATAGCCCATTCCATACGTTTCTTCCAGTACGAGATCTTTTGTGCCTTTTCTGTATGTGGTATAGAATTTAATTTCACGAAGTTTTGAGTGCAGATAAACAAAGTCAACATTCTCTGCGTCATAGAACTCCACAATAGGATACGGACTGCAGGCATCTGCCGTAATCTTAAATGCACCATCGCCTGCTGCCAGTGTTCCGGTTATTCCCTCTCCGATCACATCATTGAGCTTGCTTTTCTTGTAAAGTTCATCCCACAGCTCATTGAGCTGCTTCTGATCCTCACCGAAATCCATGGAATCCATATCTGACAGAACGATATCTTTGTAACGGTCCACTACCGTTCCGACAATTCCACTATGCATTTTTCTGACATTGCCCTGTGCATGTGCCGCCCAGAATCTGGCTTTTTCTACACTCCATCTCGCCGTCTTCTGAAAATACTGTTCCAGTTCTGCGCTGTCGCCGCGATACCACACCTTATTTCTGATCACATTTTCCCGGAAAGTATGCGGTTCTATGATTGTTACTTTTTTATCTCTTGCCGGCTCTATCCTGAAAAGACGGGCAATAAAACTTTGAAGTCGGTTCATAATCATCACCTCTTGTAAATCTTGCTCTGATATGGGATCCATGCATACTGCACAGAATTGACCATGTGGTCATGCCCATCTTCTGGTGTATTGTCTTTATCTTCTCTCCAGCTGTATGTTTCCAGCTCACGGATGTAGATCGGGCAAGTACAAAGCACGTAGAAGCATGGCTCAATAAATGCCTGATCGTCAAACGCCATCCAGCCAAGCTGGGCGTTGATACGATCAATAATCTCCATCTTCTTCCATGCATCGTTAAGGGTATAAATGCAGCCATTTCTTCGCTTATACTTGTTCCACTCCTGCATGGTTGCCTGATCGGCGCTGTCCAGGAATACGTTTCGTGCAAATCCCCACTCTCTTTTATTGCAGTCAAGGAAATCAATCAATTTTTTTACCGTATCTGAAGGAGCCAGCGAGACATCCAATTCTGCATTGCTGTAAACTTTTTCATCCAGGACAATGCATTTTCCTTTGTTCGTGATTCCGAGAAAGGAAAAAGCAATTGTGTCCGGGGATTTCTGGGAGTATGAGGTATCGACTGCTGCCGAAAACCACATAAAAAATTCTTGTTTCTTCGGTCCTCCCGGTCTCTGTACAAATTGTCTCGCCCATTCCTTTGTGCGGACGTGACGCTGGCGAAGGAAGATGCTGAACACAAGGCCCGTTGCTTTTCCTCTCAGCCCCTCAATCTTGTTTTTATAGATTTTGGTGCCTTTCGGGGTGTTCTGGATAATCTGTCTCTTCTTTTCTTCTGGAAGCCCAGCATTGTCGTCAAAAGAAAAGAACCAATGAAGCCATCCGGGTTTTGGTTCCTCTTTTAACTCATCTTTGATTTCCTGTGGAGTGCTGTCTGCCCATTCTGGTAAAGGTCTACTGCAGTTAACATATTCTTTGTATACCAGCAGGTTTGGGTCATCCGGATTAAGGGTCGCCATAAGATAATCACAACGCATAGAAGCTTCCCGGATAAAATCAATATCTGCTGTGTTGATCTCATCAATATACAAGCATCCATACTGTCCACCAAGAGCATCTTTCCATTTGCTTTTATTTCCGTAACCAACAACAAAAATAATCTTGTCTCCTCTGGTTGTGTGAAACAGGATATGCGGCATCTTGTATTCTCCGGATCCATTGCCTTTGTATTCTGCCAGCACCCCAAAATCATCCAGAATACCAAGATCTTTGTTGATAATGTTCTTCTCTGCCGCTCCAGTATCATCTGCTGCCAGGATATGCAGTTTCTTCGGCGATTCAGCCACCTTCAGCATGAATTTAAAGAGTCCGACAGTCGTTTTACCGGCAGCTGTAGTTCCTTCCAGAAATTCAGCTGGTGCGTCATGCTTCAAAAACGCTTTGTATTTGTCAGAAAGTACCAGCCGTTCTGTGCTCATTACTCATCACCGCGTATCTGCTGTAGAATATCGTCAAGTTTTTTCTTTTCTTCTTCCAGTCCGGAAACTTCCACTTTATCCTTAAACATCCCAAGGTGCCGTCCCAGAAGTTCCAGTGCCTTTGCCTTGTCATACATTTTCACTTCTCGTTCGACTCCCTCTCCATCTTTCGTCGGAAAGCGTTTTACTCTAATGGAAGAAATCGCAGCCAAGTCTTCCTCTGTTGCATCTTCCTTGACTGTTGCTTCTTCAAAATTTATCAGGTTCTTTGGATTCAACAGACCTATCTTAGCAAGTTCCATTATGATTCTATCCTGATTAATTCCTGTTCTTTTTGACCGCTCTGCCATAGCTTTTTCTATACACGCGCGTATCTCAGGTTTTCTCAGGTTTTCACTCCCAATAGAATATGCTGCTTTAGGGCTGTAACCAGCTCTGATAGCGGCCTGAGCGGCATTCAAGTCAATCAGGTACTCTTCTACAAATCTCTTCTGTTTTTTCGTCACTTAGGCTCACCTTCTTTCTTTTTACACAGAAAAAGGTGTCCGAGTCGGACACCTGCATGTCAAAAGGCACCTCGGCTGCTGCCGGGATGCCTCATAGGGGGGGAGAAAATTGTATAAGTGGGTATTGTTACCCAGTCGGAACAGATGGGTTTGAACCACCGCATGAGAGCTGAAATGTCTCTGCTCTGCCACTGAGCTATGTTCCGGGATGCTTTTCGGTCCGGACACCAGACAGCAGGATAAGCAATAACCTTTTTCCACGGGGATGCAATCCATACGCGCCGTATACCGATTGCTTGGAGGTTTCCTCAGCTAAGTGCTGAATTTTTATTAATGTCTGCAACATTTGTTTCTACCCTCGAAGTACACAGACTGCGTTCCGGCGCATGCTTTCATCAAACCAATTTTAGAAAGGATGAACATCTTGGAATTTCCAATTCGTTCATGTTACACTATAACATCTTCGGAGCGGACATATCGGACAAAACGGACAAACTTTAAATTTTTTCGAAAAATCTTTCAAATTCTTTTCTCACACTGTCCTCTGTCGCTCTGCGCCCCATCCGATCTGCTACCTGCTGCCAACTCTGGTCTTCGAAGAATCTGTATTTGATAATCCTCTGCATCCGGAACGGAATAGATATCATCCAGACTTCAACCTGTAGTTTCAACTCCTCCGCTTTCTTTCTTCTCTGGTCCAGGATATCCTCCTGGGCTCCGATCTTAACGTCATCACCGTAGGTATAGATTGTTCCCTGTACCTTGAAGTGCTGCGGATTGTATGGATATTCTGGATTACTTCCAGAAACCGTCTCATTCGCTGTGATCATCTTCTTTGCTTTCAGCTTCTTGATTTCTTTTTCGATGTCTTTGATTACCTCACAGGCATCTATGTACTCTTCCAGGATGTCTCTTTCCAATGGTATCACTCCCCTTCGGTTATTTCTTTCTACGTTTGGACAATATTCTTGCTGTGTTGACTGTGTTCTCTGTGTTTTTCGTGTATTGGCCTTCTTCTGTTACATATAACTTCCGAACTCCAATTTTACACACGATCCATTTCCCGGTATTATCAACTACAAAACGGTAGCACTTCCCACAATATTTCATCCATTTCGGCGGGTTTGTGCCTACCATTTTCTTATAGAGCTTCTTTTTCTGTCTCTTGTTCATTTGGTCAGCTCCTTCAGCTTCCGATCTGCCTCTTCCGTGCTGAGGAAGGCAGTCTCTCCGATTTCTGCGGCATCTATTTCGCTGATAACCTCTCCGTGTAAAAGGATGAAACCATCACAAATGGTTATCTGCATAATGATATCCCTTGTGATCGGTACTGAGGTTTCCGGAGTCATGCGGTAAATAGCGTCTCCTATCTTGCAAGGTAGTTTCATCAGCAGACCTTGCTGTTCTGCAGTTTTGTATTTTTCCAGTTCTTCAAGATATTTGATAATATCTCTTGACATACTCGAACCAGGTAAGATACAAACCATGTCATTAGTTCTATTGGCTTTCTTAAAAAAATCAGCAATTTCTTTACTTTGCATTTCTCTTTCTCCTCTTTTTCTTTAAACGGTCGTCTTTGACATATTCTGTGCAACCCGGCACTGGACAACCTCTGCTGTGACCGACTTTTCTGAGATAGTCACAGTTTCCTGCAGTTTTACTGGCTTCTCTGTATCTGCAGGTATTGCAGCGTTTTTTTTGGTATCGGTGTTTTGTATTCCTGGAGATCATTCTTCCAGATCCAGAAGCTTATTGTGGATGGAGCCACGTGCAGGAAGTCTGCAATCTCTTTGTTGGTCCGTCCCTGGAGTAGAAGTCTCTTAAGCTGCTCCGGATCACAGTTGCTTTTTCTGCCGCCCTTGCTTTGAAGGCCATATTCTCGCAGGCGTGCATTAACAACCGCCTGTGACGTATTGAGTTCTACTGCCATCTCAAGTTGCGATAACCCTCTTTTTACGCATGATTCGAGGGCTTCGCGATCCAGCTCTATCTTTTTCATGATTTTCACCCCTCTACTCCAAACATTTTTCTTACAGTATGCTGGTATTTCTTTGCTGTTTGTTCAAGAGTGATGTAAGCTGGTTTTAATGTGCATTTTTCTTTATAGCCATCGCATTTCGTGTCAAAAAGTATATAGTTTCTGCATATACCATCTTGACTCGCGCAGCATTTAGTCATTTCTTCTCTCCTCCTTGAGTATTTCTGTGATGTCTACTCCGAGCTCTCTGGCCAGCCTTCCGATCGTGTCAGGCAAGACTTCTTTTTCTTTGATTATGTTCTGCACTGTGGATGGTGCAATGTTGATCTCCAGATCTTTTCTTCTTTTTCCGGTTCTGGCCATGATAAGCTCTATTTTCTTTCTGTCCGCTCTCATCTTTGCGTTCCTTTCTTAAGTGCACACATAGTACACATCGGAATGGCTCCTGTCTGCATGATGCTTTCGAAAAGAGGTGTCTTCCAGCACAAGGCCCCGCATTCCGGACAGGTTGTCAGTTTCCATCCTTTCTTTCCTTCTGGTACGTTTCTTTTCAGTGGCATGCAGGCGTATCCGCCTCTGTCGCTTTTCTTTCTTGGCCATATTTTCAGATTCTTAATTTCCATTTTTTCTCCTACAAATAGCTTTTTCCAAAAATGTCTATAAACTGCTGCCGGCTATGTGTTTCTTCGAATGCCCTCTGTCCGATCTGGTGCATCACAAGGGCGGTTTCATGGCAGTTATGGACTGCTAGTGGGCTCATTGTGTGATGATCCATGCATAGCCAGACTACAAGACCATATTCTTCCGAATTGTTCCGGTTTGGTCCTCCAAAGATATGGTGTTTCTCCAGGAAGAGGGGAAGATATTTTTTATAGTTTCCGTTCAGCTGCATACACAGGTAGCACGTCCCATTTTTTTCATGGAGCAGACTTTTGGGATGTTTCATTCTCTTTTTCTTCTTTCTTGTCTGCATTTCCTTTGTGTACATCATGATTGCTCCTTTCCGGGAGGCATAACAGGTGCCTCCCTTGTGTATTGTGTGATATATATGGATTTTAGTTGCACCCTCTGTTTAGGTGTCCGACTCGGACACCCTCTTTCCATGACTGCATCCGTCGTATGGTCCTAACCTTGTACTATCAATTCCTCGTATATTTCCGCAGCTGATGTTTCCAGACGGTAATTTACACGCATGGGCGCATTCTGTGCATAAGACTACGTTTCTGTATTTTTGTGTAAGTCTGTAGACTTCCGCGCTTGTACTTTCACTTTCGCTTAACGCTCTGGATAAGCGTAGTTTCAGGTCACATTCACTGTTGCAGTATGCTTCCAGTTTTTCCTGATCAAACATTTTTTTCGGCATCGGGCAGATGTGATCACATACATAACTTGCCATATCCATTATCGATTTCTGTGTACCTTTCATTTCTGTATCTCCTTCAAGAATTCAATGAGTTCTGTCTCGCTGTTCGGAAACTTGTTGTATTTGGGATGATATGTCCACTTCGGTACGCCTCCGGCTCTTTCTGGTTCCGGTCCTCCTACAAGATGCAGGTAGCATGATTCCGTTGGTACCCACCAGCTGTTGTCGTTTTTCGGTTCTGGAGCATATTCTTCCGCAATCAGGCGTGCGCCGTTATTGAAATCGTACTTGTAGTACCGTGCTTCGGTGTGAGGATCTGTGTACCAGTGTCCCCATGCCTTGTGGTTCCTTAGCCATTCTTTTCGCTGATCATTATTTTTCATTTCCGGAAGAGGCGGCTGTTCCGGCTCTTCCATGCTTTTGATATAATTCTGTAAGAGCCTGAGTCCAGCCACTACCATCTGCTGCTGCATGATCGTCATGTGCGGTAATCCCGGTTCTTCTTTTTCGATATTCAAAATCTGTCTAAGATCTCTCTCCTGATCGTACAGGTAAGATGCAAGTGCAGTTTCTGTCGGTATCGGAATGTCTTTCAGGTATTCCGGCCAGTTTTCCGGGAGTGTAGTTTCAGGATCCTCGATATAGTCAAACGTTTTGTTGTCCTCAACAATATGTTCCTCGATTTCGGTGGGCTCAACAAAATCGCGCTGCTTTTTGTCCGGTGCTTCTGCTGCCGGTTGGCAGCTCTCTATCCATCCACAGCGACCATTGCAGTCATCCGGACACTGAGAGCAACAGTTATATCCCTTGTTGCAATAAGCTGCTGCTCCGCATTGTCCAGATCCAGACTGGCCGGTGATACATTTTGCCGGTCCTGACATATCATTCTTCGGTTCTTCCTCTACTACAGATGCCATTTTGACCGTTTTCTTCTTGCCAAATCTGCTGATCAACTCTTTTGCAAAATCATTCCAGCTCAGGAAATGCTCAAGTCTGCTGCCTGGATTGAAGGTAATTCCTTCTTTGCTTCCCTGATAGTTGAAGAAACCATTCCTGATACGGACAATGCTGTATCTGATGAACAGGAGCTGCGGAACCATCCTGTCGCATTTTTTAACGCGCTCTTTGTCAGTTCTGTTCAGAGCATCGTAAAATCGCTCTATCTGTAATTCCGGAGCTATTGCAGTCTCATTTTCTGGCGGCTTCTGCTGCCTGGTCGCTTCTTCCAGCGTAAGTTGTCCTGGAATGTCCCTGTGTTCTTCCTGAAGGTCTCTGAACGCTTTTACTTCCGGCAGTGTTATGGATCCACGCTCCGTGTAATGTTCCCATGCCTGACGCTGGTATTCCGGTTTTAACCGGGACAGTTCCTCTGCTATCGAAAGACTGATATTGTTTTCTTTAAACGCTCCCATGAAATCATCCGAAAGATTCGTTCGGATGCTTTTGTATCGTCCGATCTGCGTGGATGAAGTTCCGAGTAAGCCTGCTGCAATATCTCTGCTCTTGCCTTCCATTTCCGTCTTTTTACGAAGTTCCTGCACAAGTTCTACCATCTTGAGGGCTTCTGTCATTTCTTCCCAGCCGGTTTTCTTACGGTAACTGTTCGCCTGGATGAGCTTGATCTGCCGCGTGGTCTCATCATCTTTTACGTCCATATTGGTTGATACGGTGTAGACGCAGGGGATTTTCCGGAAACGTTCATCTCCTTCGTTCAAAAGTTCCAGACAACATTTCTGGCGGCGGTGTCCGGCAATGATATAATCTTTGTCGTTCCGTTTCTCAATCAGGAGGGCTTGAAGAAGCCCCAGCGATCTGATTGATTCTTTTAGGTCCGCAATGTCCTCTGTGTTATAGAAATTCTCTTTGTCCGGAAGAAGATCTTCGGGACTGCGGTAGACGATCCTCTGTTCCGGAAGGTCCATTTCCTTTCTTGATTCCTGAGAGAGAATCCCTTTCAGGTCAAATTTCGCCATTCTCGTTACCTCCAATCATATTCAGGTACTCTGTGACCAGCTTCTCGTAGTCTTCTGCTGCCGCCGAACGCGGGCTGTACAAAGTCACTGGGGTTCTAACAAATGTACTCTTGGCAACCACCACGGAGAATCTGATCATTGTTTCCATGGTTGGGTACCATTTTTTTACAATCTCGGCTCCCTGGCGGTGCGCTTCGTTTCGCTTCTGGTATTTCGTGATAAAGCATTTTACAGTCTTCAGGTCCGGATTGACTTCTTCTTTGACCTCTTCAATCTGCTCCAGAAGTTCTTTCATGCCTTCCATGGTGTTATCGTCCACCTCGATCGGGATCAGAACGTCCTCTGCTGCCGTCAGGGCGTTAATGACGGATACGTTAATATCCGGAGCATTGTCTACTACGCAGAAATCGTAGTGGTCGGCTACCTGCTGTAAGGCTTTCTTGAGCCGATTCTGCTGTGGGCGGACGTGATCCATGGTAACCTCCGTGTTTGCGGTCAGAAGTCCAAAGTTGGCGGTAATGATATCCAGGTTTTCATAGTCTGTTTCGTGGATCAGGTTCTCCATATCCGGATGGCGATCCAGCATAATACGGTCGATGCCGTCTCCGTCTATGGTGCGGCGGTTTAATCCGCGGGAGCAGTCTCCCTGCTTGTCGTTGTCCACTAAAAGGACTTTATATCCTCTCTGGGTGAGGATGTAGGCAATGTTGATACTGGACGTGGTTTTGGCCACGCCGCCCTTCAGGTTGATAATTGATATTGTTCTCATATCCTTTTCTCCTTTGATATTATTTTTCATGTTCTTCTATGATCTGATCAACAAGATCGTCAAACCTGCAGTTTCTGCAGAACTGCTTTCTCTCGTCTTCTGTGAGTTTGTCCGAGATTCCGCAGATCTGGCCGCAGACGTAGGTCTGTAACTCATTGAGTATAGATTCCATGCCGCTTTCTGGCTGCTCTGTCGGCGTGGAGCATCCAGTCTGGTTTTCTGCCTTCTGGTTCGCTGTCATATAAAATCTCTCCTTCTGTGTTTTTGTAATATTTATAGTTAACGCCCTGATGGGTTATTGTTCCCAGGTACTCCATTGTCCTTGGATCCTGATCCGGGCGCAGACTCCATCCCTGTCCCCATAATTCTGTCGTATTCATGTTTCTTCATCTCCTCCTGCATCCATGCGGAGTAACTGTGTTTCTCAGATCTTGCGGTGATTTCGTGCGGATCCGGAAAGGCATGTACCCGGCGGTAGATCTGTTCCCACTCTGTCGCGTTCTTGATTGGCTGTTTTTTTGTGTCAAGATATCCGGATTCAGCCATCTCTTCCAATTTCGAAAGCCGGCTGGCCACATAATTATCCTGTGTGTGGATGCAGATCTGAGCCCGAACAGTCATGCGGGAAAGAGCTTCGATGAGGGTCTGTAGTGTAGCCTGGTGGTATGTTCCGTTCGAGATTCCAAAGGATTCCTTTGTCTTTTCCTCGCCGTGGACGGTTGTTGCAAGGACATATCCACATTTTCTCTGTCTTTTTCCCTGGAAGGTGGAATCTGTTTCCAGGTATATATCTACTTTCCACATGTCTAATCTCTTTTCTTGATCTTAATCAGCGTGTAATGCCGGTAAGCGTATTTTGTTATTGGATTTCTACCTTTTTTGATACTCTCCGGGTCTATGTAGTAACCTTTTGGCGGCTTCGGGTCTCTTACGAAACCTTTTTTGTTTACCAGGACTCTTTTTCGGATTTCTTTTTTCTTGGGATCTTTGCGAATCAGGTTCCTGGAACAGCTATAACGTTTCATTTCTTCTTCCTCCCATTTCTCCAGAGGCTTGACAATGTATTCCGCCAGTTTCTTGTAACCGCCTTCAGCATAGATAGTGGTGAAGTTCACATGTCCGTGTCCTTTCTCACTCTCCCACAGGTCTGCGATGATCAGATCTGTAGCGGTCTCCTCATTGGATTCACGATTGACCAGGATATGTACGTGAGGTCCGCCTCTTTCGCCTATAGCAATGCGGGATATGTATTTCAAGGTCCATCCCTGTTTCCTATATTTCTCCCTGGCCTTTCTTACCAGCTTGCTGAGATCTTCTTTTATTTTTTTCCATTTCGGTCGCGAACCTCTTTGGTATGTGAGAGTGATCCAGTAATCTCTTTCGCGGAAGTTCCACTTGATCAGTCGTCTCACATCCCGTTCTCGCTTCCACTGATTGTGCTTTGCAATCTCCTCAGGAGTGGCTTTTCTTTTTTTCTCTCTTTTCTGCAGGGGAGCTCCAAACTTTCCAGTGTGTTTCTCCTCTACTTCCAGGGTATCTCCGAAATCCCATATTTCTCTTATATATCCTGTTTCCATCCTGTATCCCATAAGCACCTCTTGTCCTAAGTTTAATACGCTTGATCGAGCCCCGAAGAGAGGTTGTATCCTCCCGAAAAAAGGTCAAAAATATAGCAGGCATTATGTCCTGCTTGACATGCAGGTGCTGTGTGATATACTAGATGTAGATGTTTTCGCACAGCACCTTGTGCACCGGCTCGTGTTCCCGCACGAGCCTTTTATTTTACTGTCTTGGTATACTTTCTGTGGATACACAGCATTTTTGTGTTCTCCATGATATATCGCGTTACCTGTTTCGTCTGATCGTCGCTCTGCTTTTCATATGTTGCCTTAAACGCAGTCAGGGCGACCAGAAGAAACGGAAGGTCTCCTTCTGCTACATCTCCGATACATCCGGAGATTTTATCTATGTACTGTTGGGTTCTTTCTACCAGAAGCTTATTATGCTGCTCTGGAGTAAGTTCTTCCTGGGTAAATTCTTTGACAAATTCTTCAAAGCTTTTCATTTTGTAATTTCTCCTTGAATTTTGTACCGATGTGTGGTATCTTTACTTTATTGATATTGTTCTATCAAGTTTTGAGCCGTGTGGTTGCAGCCGCATGGCTCTTTTTCTTTGTAATCTTGTCCTTCAGCTCCAGGAGCAGGAGAAAGGTAATTACTACGGTTGCTGCATACATTGTCAAATACTGCAGCTTTGTATCCATCTCCCAGATTGGAAGGAGCATGATGATCTGCCCTGCGATAAGGGCAATATTGAGTTCTTTCATTGGTCTCACCTCCCCTTTACCACGAAGTTACCTCCATAAAGGTCCTTCTTGAGTTCTGCAATTTTAGCAGCTCCATCCTTGGTGCCCCGGTAACTTCCTGATGTTCCGTCTGCAAAGCGGATAATCCATATTCTGTTTTCCATGTTTTTTTCTCCTTATCCGGCCGACTGCCTTCTGTAGTAATTGAGGATTATCTTGGATACATTATCGATAATCCTCTGATTATCCTCCGGAGTATTATTCTTGCAGTAGTCATCGTGGATCCGGATTTCTCCGGAGCCTTTTTTGATTACCTTGATAATTGCCATATGTATGCACACTCCTTTCTGATGTATCATATGTTGGCTTTTCAGAAATGGTTACTCTTTCTTATGCTGTCTTCTGATTTCAAAATTGTACTATTGACTTTTCTTTGTTTCTCTCCTACTCTTGTAATACAGGACACTGGCATACCTGAGTATTTACAGAAAGGAGATTTTTATGGTTATTACAAAACACTCTCTTCGTATTCTTCGATACATATATCACCAAAAATCAGTTTCTTACCTCAAGCTCAAGAAAAAGTTCAAAGTTCCTGATTTAGATGAATCATTAAGCAATCTCGTTCGTGCTTGTTACGTCATACAAGTTGGAGGATCTGTTAATAAGTATGGAGAACCTATGCCAATTCTTGAAAATACGTTTTTTAAGCTCGATGATCTTGGCGTTGCAGAAGTCGAAAGTAAACAATGGTTTAATCTGCAATTTGTTTTGCTCCAAATTGTTCTTCCTGTTGTCATTGCAATTATCACAACCTTGATTACAATATTCCTAACAACGCTGCTATCCCCATCCCTATGAAGCTTCCTGCGATGCCACCAATGATGGGGATGGCGGCATCCTCAAGAAAAAGTTTTATCCTTTCTATCATTTCCTGTATCCTTTCTTATGCTGTCTTCTGATCCTGAAGTTCCTTCATTGCGTTCATTCCTTCTGCCACTCCCAGAATCCTTTCCTGCTTGGTCTCTGGGAGTTTGGGAATAATCTGGCAAAGGCGGCTTAAAATTTCTTTTTCTCTTTTGGTCATGTTTTCACCTCTTTTCTTGTTGTATTTTGTTACGCCTTAGTTGTATATTATCACTACTCTTTTGTGCTGTCAACTATTTTTTCACAACTTAGTTGTATTTTTGTATTGACTTCTATAATCTTGTGAGCTATACTTTGTTTTAGAGAAAGGAGGATTAAATGCAGACTATAAATGAAAGAATTGGTATTGTTTTAGAACGTTCTGGAAAAACCAAAACTGCTTTTGGCGAATCTTTAAATGTTTCTCAGCAATACATTTCTAAATTGGTGCGAACGGGAAATCCGAGTGAGCTTTTAATTAATGACATCTGTGAAAAATATCACGTCAGAAAAGAATGGCTATTACACGGAATCGGCGATCCCGACGAGTCACTTAGCCGCAAAGAAGAAATTGCACAACTTACAGCTGATTTATTTAAAGGAGAAAAGAATTCTTTTAAAGAAAGACTAATACTCGCGCTTTCAAGACTAGACGAAAGCGAATGGGAATTGCTTGAAAAAATAGCCGAAGAAGTTGCAAAAGAAAAGGACTGAGGTCTTTTCCTCAGTCCAATGATTTTCTCAATTTAATAATCGTATGATTATTTCATAGATGAATTCAAGCATTTCTTCATCTTGTATTTCATTGAGAAGCTGTAAAATCTTTTCTTTGTAGTTCATATGTAACTCCTCCTCTTTTATCGAACATGTGTTTGCGTTTTCATTATACAACAATCGTATGCTTGAAGCAAGCATTTAAGAGGAGTTCAGGGCGGTGAATTCATAGGTATCCCTCCTTTCACTTATTAATACAAAGGAAATTCCTTAAAATCACGCTATCCTGTGTAATCGTCCGAAATCTCGGACACTTTATCATTTGTATGGTGAATCGTACAGATCGCTAATCCTGACGTGAAGCTCTTTTGCAAGGATCTCCATTGTATCCATGCGAGGAGATGCTTTTTCGTTCATGATGTCGCTGATCGTCGAGGCAGGAATTCCCGTCATTCGCGATACCTGCCTTACAGATAATTTTCTTTTCGCCATTATGATATCCAATAATATTTTCATGGAAATATTATTTGTAGATTTTTATATTTTATTCTTAATCTTTTACCTACAAACGAAGGAGAAAAACGTATGGGGCTTTTAGATTTCTTTAGAGTCGGCAAAATCAAACGTGAAAACGAAGCATTGCGTCAAAAATTGCAACTTTTGCATGCAGATGAATATTTTCAAATCAGCGAACGGCTCGATAAAATGAATCAAGAGATTTCCGATAATAACTCAACCTTATCAAAACAACATGATGAAATTTCTGATTTATCAGCACAGCTTTTAAAATTAAACAAACAAATACTTACCCAATCCAATAAATTAGATCGATATAAAGAATTATATCGGAGTGTAGAATATTCCTTAGATAACTTTTTAGCATCAGATATAGCATATAACAACTGCCGTCTGAATCCTCATGACAAAGACGATTTTGATCTTTTTTCGCCATCTGTGATTCTGCAATTGCATTCCATGGATGTAAAAGAACTCAGGAAAGCATACAAAGAGAACGAAAAACAGATTGATAAATTGCTTGGTTTATATGAATCTCGTTATACAACTAAAGCAAATAAATCCATTTATTCACTAATGGTAATCGCTTTACGAGCGGAACTGCAGAACATTCTTTACAACTTAAAGTACGAAAAGCTTGAAAAATCAATTGATGATATTCATTCTGTTACCGCTAAGTATTTAAAAATTGCTGGAGAAGGAAATCAGAGTATAGCTGGTACTCTTACCAAATTTATCGGAGAAATCGAGTATCTTTTTACTAATGCCGTAAAAATTGAATACAACTATTATGTCAAGAGAGAACAGGCTCGTCAGGAGCAAATGGCTTTAAGGGAGCAAATGCGTCAGGAAACAGAAGAAAGAAAAGCTCTCGAACTCGAACGTAAAAGAGTCGAAAAAGAAGAAAGTAAATATATTACTGAAATTGAAAAAGCTAAATCTTCCCTGGAGCAAGCCTCTTCTACTGAAGAAATTGATAAATTAAAAACCAAGATCTTAGAACTCCAACAGCAACTATCTGGTGTCGCTGTTAAAAAAGAGGAAATTGCTAATCTTCAGAATGGAAAAGCAGGTAATGTGTATATTATCAGTAACTTAGGTTCTTTTGGCAAAGATGTATTCAAAATAGGTATGACTCGCCGACTGGATCCTCAAGACAGAGTAAATGAATTAGGAAGTGCAAGTGTTCCATTCAAATTTGATGTTCATAGTTTTATCTTTTCTCAAGATGCTGTCGGCCTCGAGAAAAAGATGCATGATATGTTAAACGATCGACGACTTAATAAAGTAAATCTTAGGAAAGAATTCTTTAAAGTAAGCCTTGATGAATTGGAGCAATTGGTATCTTCTATTGACCCAACAGCCGAATTTAACAAAACTATGCTAGCAGAAGAATTTCGTCAGTCTTCTGAACTTGATAAGCCGCTCAGTTCTGATGTTAGTAATTCTAATGCCGAACCTTCAGATGTCTTACATACTCTGTGGGGCGATTACAAGATGCCTGATCCGTATACAGTTTGTCTTTCCAAAGGTCCTCGTAATAATTTGACAAAATTATAAATAAAAACCGCCCCTGTTACCAGCAGAGACGGCTTTCAAGAAAATCTTTGCAGTGTGTTGGCACTGTGTTATTTTCTTTCCTCGCAGTTAGAATTATAGCACAGTTTCCAGCACCTGCAAAGGTGTATTTTTTATACCCTTTTTTAATATTATTTACAGGAGGTTGTGCTATGAGTCTTGAAAATGTATGTATCTATCTGAGGAAATCCCGCGCCGATCGCGAAGCTGAGGCCAGGGGCGAAGGTGAAACTCTCGCCAGACATGAACGAATCCTTCTGGATCTTGCCAAAAGCCGTAATTATAACATCGGTGCAATCTATAAGGAAATTGTATCCGGAGAAACTATCTCCGCCCGTCCCGTCATGCAACAGGTGCTGCACGAAGTTGAAGCCGGCATGTGGGATGGAGTTCTTGTAGTTGAGGTTGAACGTCTCGCCAGAGGTGATACTATCGATCAGGGTGTTGTGTCCAGGGCTTTTCAGTATTCCGACACTAAGATTATTACTCCCACGAAAACGTATGACCCAAATAACGAATTTGACGAGGAATATTTTGAGTTCGGACTTTTCATGTCCCGACGCGAATACAAAACCATCAAGAGACGTTTGAATGCCGGACGTATTGCATCTGCCAGAGAAGGCAAATACGGCGGGAACAAACCGCCTTACGGCTACCGGCGTTTGAAACTGCAGAATGAGAAAGGCTGGACCCTGGAGATCGAGCCGGATCAGGCTGCTGTAGTCAAGCTCGTCTTTGAGTGGTATGTAAATGGTGTTGACGGTGATCGGATCGGAATGTCTAAGATCGTCCGGAAATTAAATGATATGGGATTCAAAACCATGCATGGGGGATCCTGGGTGATCTCTACTGTGCAAAGTATCATCCGAAACCCCGTCTATGCCGGCATGATCCGTTGGAACAGTCGTAAATCAATCCGGAGCATTCGTGATGGTCAGGTTACAGTTTCCCGTCCAATGGCTGAGGATTATATCTTAGCAGAGGGCCGGCATCCTGCTATCGTTTCCAGGGAGCTTTTTGACCAGGCGCAGAAAATTGTTGATCAGAATCCGGCACGACCGATTTCTTCTCTGCATGTTATCAAAAATCCTCTTGCCGGTATTGTCCGCTGCGGCAAATGTGGGCATACTATGACACGAAAGGCTCCCTCCGGTCGTCAGGAGGCTCTGCTGCAGTGCCCTTATTCGTCGTGTTCAACCGTGAGCAGCAAGCTTTCTCTTGTTGAAAATTCTCTGATCGATGGAATTCAAAAGCTGGTTGATGGCTATCGTCTCAACAGTGATGTTTCTGATCAGAATTTTGCTTCTTCGATAGAAACAAAAAAAGACCTGCTCTTGGAAAAGCAGGCCGAATTAAAAAGACTTGAGAAAAAGAAAGAAAAGCAGTATGATCTGCTTGAACAAGGTATCTACAGTACCGAAATTTTTATCGAACGTTCCCGGTCAGTTTCTGCCGATATCAATCAATGCCTTGCATCTATTCATTCTCTGGAACAGGAAATAATTAAGGAACAGGAACGACTTGATCAGCAGAATTCTTTCATCCCCCGCTGTGAGGATCTGCTGGAACATTATTGGTTCTGGGATGTTTCTACCAGAAATCAGTTTCTTCAGGAGCTGATCGAGAAGGTTGTGTACAATAAAGAAGTGAAAGACAGTAAGAAATGTGATGAAATAACTTTTACCCTTGATATTTACCCCAGAATCCAAGGGAAATAATTAAAGGTAGCATTTACGTGCCAGTACATTCGCCCGGATCGTATCGTCCGGCCAGGTCGCATAGATTTCGCTGCTCGCTACGTTTTTGATGTAATCTTTGTAACGCACATAATAGTCCCTTGCTGTCGTATCGTTCACGGACCCATCATGGACAACGATGTATTCCGGGATCACTACGCGGCTCAGAACGATCTCGCCGCTTTCATCCACAGGCTTTACTTCTGCTTCTTCGATCTTCGGCGGGTATTCGCCCCACAGAGTATGAGGTCCGATCACCAGCCGCTCAAACGAAGTATTTGCCTGAAAATTGACGCTGACCGTCTGCTGGGCAAGGACACCCGGAAGCACCTGTGTCCCGGCAACCTCAGAATCCTCAAACCCTTCTGCTTCCACCTGGACCGTATATTCCGCATATGGCTGCTGCTCCGATGGCTCCATGCTGTACTCCAGCGGCGGCGTTTTTACTTCCAGGACCGGCGTCTGCCCGGACGAATCCGTCCTGACCTCCTCGATCGTCTGACCACTCTCCCCGGTATACGAGATCCTGACCAGTGCATTCTCCACCGGCCG